AAAGAGATCCACCGAATACCCCAGCAACACCGAGCATATGGAACGGGTGCATAAGGATATTGTGTTCTGCTTGGAAGACAAGCATATAGTTAAAGGTACCAGAGATACCAAGAGGCATAGCATCGGAGAAAGAACCCTGACCAAAGGGATAAACGAGGAACACAGCAGATGCTGCTGCAACAGGTGCGCTGTAAGCAACGCAGATCCAAGGACGCATACCCAGGCGGTAAGACAGTTCCCACTCACGACCCATATAGGCATAGATGCCGATCAGGAAGTGGAAGACTACCAGTTGGAAAGGACCACCGTTATACAACCACTCGTCGAGGGTTGCTGCTTCCCAAATGGGATAGAAGTGAAGACCAATAGCGTTGGAAGAGGGAACAACTGCACCAGAGATGATGTTGTTACCGTAAAGAAGTGAACCTGCAACAGGTTCGCGGATGCCGTCGATGTCCACAGGAGGAGCACCAACGAAGGCGATGATGAAGCAGATAGTTGCTGCCAACAGTGTTGGGATCATCAGGACGCCGAACCAACCCACATAGAGGCGGTTATCAGTCGAAGTAACCCAGGAGCAAAACGCTTCCCAGTTAGATTGTTGCGTATTTCTTGAAAGAGTTGAACTAGACATTGAAAAAGGGTAAGTAAGGTCACTAGGGATGTGACGTATTAAAATATTCCTGCACCACCCTCCAGTGCAGGTATGAGAGACTGTTATTTAATGACGCTGTTTAGTCTCGGTAAGGCGTCAAGTGTGACAAAGGTTTAAGATTTGTAACCCGTCAACTTATTTATATTACGGGAAACCTCACCGTCTGTCAAGACTCTGGGTCAGTTTTCTTAGCGTCCTTCTTGCGTTTCTTTTCGGACTTGATCATACGCAAAACCATAAAGGCATACGCAACATCGTCCTGTGTGTAATGATCAGGATGCTTCGCTGCTTCTTTAATTATCCGCTTGGCTGCCTTCTTTGTGGATTTGCGTTTCATAGTACCATTCAAGATATAGTGTGGAAACCTGGGAGTCGAAATCATCCTCTGTCTCTGCGTCAGCAAAACCTTTGTGGGCACCATTGGAAATGCACCAGTCACAAAATTCATAGTGTCTGGGTTGTAATGCTCCTGCTTTCCTAATACAAGAGAGCAACAACTTTTGTCGCTCTTCCATTGCTCTGTCGGAGTACCGCCAGTCAGCATCATAACTGCTAGTCATCGAGAATCATTCGGATGTTCTTATAGGATGCTACATACTTGCTCGCTAGTTTGCAAACATTGACGTAGAAATTAGCCTTGACCTCTGACAAACCGCAATAATTTTTCAAAGAAACCCATTGATTCGGTTTCATCTCCGCTTGGAGTTTGTATCTCTTGGGGACAGGATTCGATATTGCTGAAGTTGTCATTCTTGGAGAGACGGTCTAGGTAATTGTATGCGTATTGAGTACGTGGTCCTGCCACGCCCCAACCTAACCATCTATATGTAGCATTGTAGTAGGTAGAAAACGAACCACCACTGGTTTTTAGGGTTGGTAGTACACTCTTCCACTGCACTTCTTCAACCAGGTAACGCAGTTGACCTTTCAAAGAACTAGGGTTGCAATCATAACGCTTGCAGAAGTTTCCTAGACCATCGTAACGTGACTGTGTGGTCCATTGGATGAGTCCATAACCACCACGGTGGCAATCCTTATAGTCAACAATGTCACCACCCTCGCAGATGTTGGGGATGAACTTGGATTCTTGCTTGACGCTTGCCATCACAACAGATAGTGCCAAGGGATCACGGATGCCTTGTTCTTGAAATACCTTAAGTGCCTCTTGCTCATTGAAGGAACAGTCTAAGCATAACCATTCGAGCATACTAACCTCGTCGAGTACCCACATAGTATAACACCCTGTGGAGGAGATCCAACAGGGTGTGTGCCAGTTATTTAATTGTCAGTCTAGGGTCTCTTCACCTGATTGGGTCAGCATTGCTGCACCTATGAATGTTGCTAGACATATTGTAACCGTTGCGAGAAGTGCCATTGGAATGTGCCAACAGAGAATTATTCTTTTTCTTTACGACGAATCACAATACAATCATTAGCAAAATCGGGTTTGAACTCTAGTTCTTCATCGGGGTCCCAACACAGTTCCTCATAGAGGGAATTAAGTGTTGACATATCTTCCCAGAGATCCGTAACCATCTTTCTTTGTCGTAAAAATATATTTAGATTATCAGGCAGTTGGGACAGTCACTGGTATGAGGGTTCCCCCACCGTGATCGTTATGGATCGCAATGAAAATGAAGGCAACCAACCACAGTGCTGCCCACGCCCAAGTCATCAAAGGATGCCAGGAAGGATCTGACCAGTTGTCATATAAGTGCCAACTGCAATAACAAAACCAAGCATAGCAAGGCGAGCGTTGAGGATTTCTGCCTCAGGAGTGAAACCGAATTTCATTTTGATTTGGGGTTGGGTGAGTAGTGTTGTTGAAGGAAGGAGCATTAGAAAATGCCGAAGAAGAACTTACCAGTAGCGGCATATGAAATGAAACCAGAAATGATTCCCATCATTGCCCAGCGACCGTTGTACATTTCACGGTACTGCATTGGCGAGAACAGACCTTTCCTGTTGTAGTCTTCGACCACCATCGGGGGTTCTTTGGCGAACATATTCTGTTGCCCAAACTCGTTTGTGGTGATAGTCATTTGATTTGTAAAGAATTACTACATAATTATATAGTAATGTAACAACTTTGTCAAGCAGTTACTGTGTCCTTTATATAACACGGGACCCCTGCAGGGTCCAACCACTTAGTGTATTCGTGATCTTCGATACAATAATCTAACTGAATACCGTTGTCGAGATAGTACATATCTCTGTACCGCCTGCTGTACTCATCATACTTCTGGATACGATAGTCAGGCATACCGTTGATTTCCAGGAGACCGCACTGCACGTAGCGGTAAGGAAAGCGTTCGAGAATTACGTCCATTGGTTTGTTTGGTTCCCATATATTATACACATAAAAAGACCCCCTTGCGGGGGTCAGAAGGGTCAGTTGTACAACTGGCTCCACCAGGTTGAATTAGGTCTCAACCAAAACCGATGTCCAGAGCGAGATGATCTATGAGAATGGCGTAATTCTCATCTGGATTTGAACCGTAGAAATCAACACCGTGTGTTTCATACCATCTGAAGAGACGAGAAAACAGTGGTGGATTCTCAGTATCCAGGGCAACGTCACCGTTGACAACATCTCTCAAATAAGAGAGATCAGACTTCTTAACAGGCATAAGAGATACCTCGTTCTAGACTTTACATTTCCCCGAAGGGAACGAGCTAGGTAGGACTCGAACCTACGACCGACTGCTTAGAAGGCAGTTGCTCTATTCCACTGAGCTACTAGCCCAGGTCTGTTAGTCCAGAGTCAGGTCTCTGATGCGTTGTGCTACGTCTTCTGCTTGGACGAGTTCATTGTCTTCAACGTACTGATGCAATTTGTCTACCATAAGTTCCAGTGTAGAGGAAAGGAAAGACTGGTCGTCATTGAAATCGTCATAGTTCCAATCGCGGGTCATCTTTCTGAACTGGGTCCGAACAACTTGCATAGTATATATGCGATCGGACCCCATTGTCAAGCGTCGTGAAAATCTTTTCGGTAGTACCTCCCTAAGATGTTGGAGTTGTAGTATCGGTCTTCAGAAAGGACATTGTGGAGAAAGAGTTGTCGAGTCTCCTCGTAGTTGGTTCTTCCTTTTGTGGTGCAGAGATAAAGGATCTCCCTTCTAAAGGCATCATTCCCAATCCGTTTGCGCTCCTGATTAAGTTCGTCAGAGCTTCCGTAGTATTTCTTCCAGTCGCTTTCAGACTTAACTCTCCTAGATTTACCTCTAGGCTTTCGATACTGCCAGAAGTATTTACGTCCGATGTACGCTCTGTCAGACTGTAAGTTTGTAATCCGATAGACAAAACCGAAATAGTCGTTAATGTCCTCAGATAGAAAAGGGTGTCCGTTAAAAATCCAGGGGTTCTCATAATCAATCGGGGTCTCCGTCGTCATCATTAGTACCTATCACTTTGAACCCGAAGTTCGAGTCCTGCTCTAGGTATTTAGAAGGATCTGAATAGACTTCAGATTCCAAATCTGCAAGAACAGATTTCAGATCACGAATGATCTTCTTTAGTTTTTTCTTTTCCATTAGAGTCAAGTTCAATTAGATCAAACATACCCTCAGTAAAAGTCGCACGAATACCCTCCTCAGTTCTGAGGATACGATCCGCAAGACCTTTCACTTCCCAGGGAAATGTAGTTTGTACATCAATAAAGTGGGTACCACCATCATATTGATAGGGTACCCGCCAAGTCCTACTCATCCGAATGAATCTCCATCATCAGTTGTGACCAGTCTTCATTAAACTTGTCCAATCCTTGTTTTGTTAGAACGTGATCGTAGAGTTTACTGAAGATGTCTATCGGCATAGTAACCACATCAGCACCCATTCGGAATGCAGTCGGTACTTCGATTGGATTCCTAATGCTAGCTGCAAGGATTTCTGTTTCAACTTCGTGTTTGTCATAGATCTCATCAATTTGTTTAATTAAATCCATACCATCCCAGTATTGATCGTAGACACGACCAACGAATGGTGACACGTAAGTAGCGCCTGCTTTGGCGGCGAGAATCGCCTGAGCTGCAGAGAAGATTAGTGTGACATTGGTTGGGATCCCGTCGCCGCTGAGATCACCACAAGCAATGAGTCCTTCTCTGTTGCAGGGTAATTTAATTGTGATGTTGGGAGCAATCTGGTAGTAGTCAGTTGCCATTTCCAACATCTCCTCGGCAGTATCGCCCACTACCTCTGCTGAGATAGAAGCGTCCCAAGGAAATAAATCACAGATCCTTTCTATCACGTCTCGCGGATTTTGTCCAGCTTTACGCATTAGACTCGGGTTGGTTGTTACACCATCCACAAGACCTGTCTCAACAGCATACGCAATCAAATCTGGGTCAGAGCAATCTAAAAAGATTTTCATTTGGACCTCCTGTTGTTGCATTGCTATTTAGTATTATAGCAAGAAAAAAGCACCCGTGTGGGTGCTTTATTTCCGATTGTATTGAGGTTCTACCGTGAGCAACTGCTCAAAATAGTCCTTCAAATGGATTCGATAGCAGGACCAGTAATTAACACCACGGTAAGTTAGTTGATAGCAAGAAGGAGGTCGAGAATCTTTATCCATATCATCGTAATGATACTGATAATTTTCTCTCATTGCCTCACTTCTGATATACGTGCCCTCTGTAGCAGAAGGTACCGTGGGATTCCTTACTCTCTACACAACGAGTATCATACTCAACACCACGATATGCAGTGTGAGAGATCTGTGCATCGTGCAGTGCAGACTGCTTTTGGATCTGCTTCTTGATCAGTGTAAGTGTGTTC